TGTTCAGATGTAGTTTCAACAGATGATCCAGGTGATATATATGAAGTAGCAGAACCAACAGACAGAGGAGGGAGAATTAAAGGATTTTCTCTATAATAATCATCAACTGAAGAAGCAGAACCAATAGAAGAAGGAGGGAGAATTAAAGGATTGTTTCTATAACGATATTCAGGTATCATTAATGGCGTTAATTTCTTTTTCTTCTCCTTCATTTTACCTTCATATAAAGGTGCATCATAAAATACATCCTCTGGTGCTGCTGGTGCTGCTGCTGGTGCTGCACGTGTTTTTAATGTTTTTGAATTAGCTTTAACACAACGACCAGCAGGATTTTTTACTTTACCTTCTTTGCATTCTTTAGATGCTTTAGGTGCTGCTGGTGCAATAGTTTCACCTTTAGATAATTTTTTACCTAAAGCCCCATTTTTTTTAACACAACGACCAGTTGCAGGATTTAATATTTTATCATCTGGACAATTTAATGGCATTCAATAGTTCTATTTAATATAAATAAAATAATTAATAATAATAGAAGTTATTAAATGGAGATTGTCGATTGTTTATTATGTAATTCATCAAAAAAAGGTGGATCATTAATATCATCAAATAATATATTAGATATTATAAATAAAAATAAAAATGAATGGATTAATGCTTTTAAAGAATACCATAAAATGACTAAAGATGATATCATTAATTATTTAAAAGGTAGTGCAAGAGGTGGTGCGATAGATAATGAAGATGACGAAGAAGAACTAAATAAAGAACGAGATATAACAAAGGGTAAAGCGATAAATGCATATACAGTTATAAATATATTAACTTTCTTAAAATCTGAAAAAGGTTTATATTATCAAGGTAAGAAAAAGGATCAATTTGATAATATAGTTAATAAAAAATTATTTGAATATGATCCATTTGAGACAGCCTTTGAAAAAAATTATGATAAATATAGAGATTATCAAAAAAATATCATTGAGCATTGGTCTGTATCTTTTCAAGAATTATTAATACTATATTATGGTGTCGGAACTGGAAAAACCATTGTTGCTACTACTTGTGCTGAGGAATTTTCAAGATTAAATCCTGATAGTACTATATATTTTTTATTACCTGCATCATTGGTATTTAATACTATATCATTAATGTTTCATTATGGTATAGACCCTACTATCAAATTTTTAAAAGGAGATAAGAAAGGACAATATATATATAATTTCACATCATATCAACAGATGATTAGGTCTCAATTTGATTTTACAGATAATTCATTATTAATAGTAGATGAAATTCATAATCTTCGCAATTTAACAACTGAAGGAATAAAAGTGAAAAATGGTCTTAAATGGGCTGAATCTGGTCAATTGAGATTAGTTGGTAATGTATTATCTAAATATTTATTATTAAATTCTAAAAAAGTTATAAAAAAAATATTTATGACTGGAACATTATTCGTTAATGGTCCTGAGGATTTAGAAAGTATTATATCATTAGGATACAATAAATTTCCTTATTTAGATTATGATAAAGAAACATATGATAAAATTATAAGTGATGATGCAGCATTTAAGAACTATTATCAGGGCTTAATAGCATTTTATCGTATCGGAGGAGAAAATTTGAAACTAATGCCAAGCGTTAAATATCATTTTATATCTATAGATACAAAAGATAATGCAGCATTACTACCACCACCAGAAAAAGATAAATTTTTAATAGAAACAAGAACATTCGGGAGTAAAGAAAAAATAGAATGGGTTATCAAATTTTTATTAGAACATTCTAAAGAAAAGACATTATTATATGTTCAATTTTTAGATAGACAGATAACACCATTAGAAGTATTACTTAAAAAAAATAAGATTAATTATGGTCTTATAACTGGTCAATTAAATGCTAAACAGAAACAAAAAATTATAGATGATTATAATATAGGTGATTTAAAATTAATAATATTTTCATTAGCTATTAAAGAAGGGATATCATTTAAAGAAACAAATAATTTTATAGTATTTACACCCTATTGGAATTATGCTATAACTGAACAGGTTATTGCACGAGCAATCCGATTAGATAGTCATAAATTAGGGGATAAATCATTGGTTAATGTTTATTTACCTTTAATGAATTCTATTGCTGATTTAACTAAAACAGAAAGAGATAAAAAAAAAAATATAGAATATGAGACCTATTATGAAGATGAACAATATTATGATGAAATAGAACAAGAGGATGAAGAAGAAGAAGATGATAATATGACAGATGCCGAAAAAGCACGTGATCCAGATTATGTATATGATGATATATGGGGATGGATTAATAATAGAATAAAAGCTTATATGCCTAAAAATATAACTAAAAAATCTAAACCTAAAATTAAAGTTCTTAAAACTCGTAAAGTTGAAAAAAAAAGACCTAAACCAATAACAACATATGATTTAACTAATTCACAATCAGAAAATACTAAATTATTTATAAAATATAGTAATCATATTTTTAATGATATTAATATAAAAAAATTTACAGATTATGCTGATTTATATGCCAGTTTTAAATATGATCCACGTGCTCAACGTGATATAGATATGTATATGCGTATGTTTAAAAAAATGGCATCAATTAATATATTTGAAGAAAGACTATTAAAATTGCCATCATTTCAAGATGTTAATAATTTAGAAAATAATGATTTCATAATAGAATTTAATAAAGAAATATTAGAGATGCAAAATAAAGGTAAAGGGAAGCTTATAACTAAAGAATTTAAAACTAATTTAAAAATAAAATTATATAATGCATTATATAAAGACTATTTTTTAAAAAATACAGGACGTAAAGGAACTATTGATATATCTTTATTAATACCTCCTTATACTGATGATAATTTAGATGTCCCTGATCAAAGAGAACTTATAAGAATAATAAGAGACGAGGATAAAGGTAATTATTTACGTATAATTTCAAGATCCTTTAGAATGTTTGAAATAGATAAAGGAAAAATTCAAAGATTAAATGCATTCTTTACGCCAAGTGATAATGTTAAAAAAATGATAGAATTATCAGGCATTAATGAGGATAGAAGAGATAATATTAAAGTATTAGAACCAACAGCAGGTGTTGGAGATATAATAAATCAATTATCTAATCCAGGATTAATACCAAGACTATTAATAGATGCTGTTGAATATAGTAATATATTTTGGCAAATAGGTTCTGTATTATATGAGAAGATAGATAATATTAAATGGCATAATATGGATTTTTTTAAATATATATCAAGATATAATTATGATTATGTATTTATGAACCCTCCTTTTAATATTAAAACTCCAAAAGGTAATAAATATGATGTTCAATTTGTTGAAAAAGCTTATAATATGTTAGAACCTGATGGAGTATTGGTAGCTCTTATATCTAATAGATTTACATATGATACATCATTACCTATATTTAAAAAATTTAGAGAAGCATTGGATAGTATTAGAAGTGTAGATCCTGATTATGTTATTTTAGAAAATTGCGATACTGGTTTTAAAGATACTCATATACCTGAAATGAAAACAGCTGTTAAAATGGTTTATGTAGTTATTAAAAAAATTGAAGGTTATAATATTGAATTATCAGATAAAAAAACTATACCAAAACCAGAACCAATACCAGAACCAATACCAGAACCAGAGCCAGAACCAGAGCCAGAGCCAGAGCCAGAACCAGAGCCAGAGCCAGAACCAGAGCCAGAACCAGAGCCAGAACCAGAGCCAGAGCCAGAACGTCCAATGTCTCCAGTATTTGATATGCTTGATGATGTATCACCTCCAATTAAGCGTAAGCCTAAAGCTAAGCCAAAGCCTGAGCCAAAGCCAAAACCTATTAAGATACCTAAAGGAACAACAGAATGCCCAGAAGGTAAAGTAAGAAACCCGAAAACAAATCGTTGCATTAAAATTAAGATACCTAAAGAATGCAAAGAAGGTAAAGTAAGAAACCCAGCAGGTCGCTGCGTTAAAGCTAATTCAAAAACTTTAAAAAAAAAATAAAAATAATAATAGAAGATGGCAAACAATTATATCATATCTAATCCTGATATAAATAAAGATGAGATTAAACGACGAATAACACAAATGATTAGTGATGAAGATATAGAAAAATATTTAGGTAAACAAGGACATAAAAATATTATTAAATATAGTGAATTAAAAAATTATAATAATATAGATACATTATTACCTAAAATAAATGATTATAAAATAATATTAATTGAATCACAACAGAATACAGGACATTGGATAGTTCTTTTAAAATATAAAAATAAAGATAATAAAATAGTTATTGAATATTATAATTCGTATGGTATGAAGCCAGAAGCCGACCTATCATATATTGGTAGTATGATGAATAAGATATTAGGTAATGGCAAAGATGATTTAAAAGACTTATTAAATAATGCAAGAGAAAAAGGATATGAGGTTATATATAATAAGAAACGTTTTCAATCATCTAATAAAAAAGTTAATACGTGTGGACGATGGATATTAAATAGGATTATAATGATGACTAAATTTAAGATGGACTTATACGACTATATAGACTTTATAGATGAACTTAAAAAAAAATATGATGTAGAAGCTGATATAGTTGTAGCTATGCTAATGCCTTAATTATTTTTATTTAGATTTATATTATAATGAATAACTATAAAATCTATTATTAATCATTATAAATCTAAATAACGATAGAAATCATTATATATCTATAGAAATTTGCAAATTTCTATCTCCTTATATCCATTTATAAGTATTAGAAATGTAGATATAATCATAGAAATCATAATTATTCATTATTGTTCATTATTTAAATTAAATAATATATATATATAGATATAGATATATGGCTAAACCTTGTAAAGAAGACCAAATAAGAAACCCTGATACAAATAGATGTGTTAGTAAAACAAGTGCTATAGGTAAAAGACTTATTAAAAAAATGAGTAAAGCTGATGCAGTTCCTGCTGCTCCTGCTGCTCCTGCTGCTCCTGCTGCTCGTGCTGCTCGTGCTGCTCCTCCTGTTAGTGTTCGTCCTCCTGCTTCTGAAGCATATAAAGAACAACTTCGTAGAGATTATCCGGCTGTACCTATGAATATACTTTTAGATATGTTTCCAGAACCTATGATTGATAATGATGAAATTAAGGCTTCACGTATTCCAGTATTTAATAAAAGAAGTAAGCCTTGCCCTGAAGATAAAATAAAAGATCCTGAAACTAAAAAATGCATTAAATTTAATTCTGTGAAAGGTAGAGAAATTTTAGATAAAATAAGAAAGATATATTATGGAAAAGATACTCAAGGATATTTAAGTGATAATCCTTTTACAGTTAAATATGATAATAGACAATTAATAGTTCCTGGGTTTGACGATTTAAATCGTGAAACAGATATCCCACAGCGTAATAGAGACTGTCCTCCAAAAACTATAAGAGATCCTAATAATCCTGATAAATGCATTAAACATAATTCAAAAAAAGGACGAGAAATAATAGCTAAATATAGAGATTATTATAAAGATGTATATGGACATGTTGCTTTACCTGATTATTTAGATGTTCCTAATTTTAATCCTGATACTAGTCGCGGAGAACGTTTTACACTCCCAGCTACTGAAAAATTAAATAAAAAATTAATAGATAGATTAGAAGTATTAAGAAATGAATATGAAAATAGATTAAAAGAATTAAGAAATGAATATAAAGAAATGTCTGATTTATTAAATGAGCAAATACAAGAGCAAGGACAAGAAATACAAGAGCAAAAACAAGAAATACATTTTTTAAAACAATTTTTACAGTTTATATTTAATCTTCCAGATTATGAACCTAATCAACCATATCGTCAAATAGAATATATAGAATAGCATTATCAATATTAATAAAAAATAAATATACTATATAGAATATGTCATTACCTGAACCATTTATCCCTGAAGGTGTTAATCCTAATAGCAGTTATTTGGCTACTTGTATTAATCGTGTTAATAATAAAGTTAATGCTATTGGTGATATTACAGCTTTAACTGCATCAGTTGCAACATTAACCACAAAAATGAATAATAGTTATAAAGTTATTAATATTAAAGATTATGGAGCTATTGGCGATGGTGTGGTTAATGATACAACATCTATTAATAATGCTGTTGCAGCAGTCCCCGCAAATAGAGGTATATTATATTTTCCAAGTGGTAAATATTTAATTAATAATACTATATTCATTTCAGGTAAAACTAATTTATTAGTTATTAGCGATAATGCTGAAATTGTAGTTTCTCAATTAGCAACCACTGCTATGTATTTTAGTGATTGTCCCCTTCTTCAAGCGGTGGTTGGTAGTTTAACTTTTACAACTACTTCATCAGGAGCATCACCAACTAAAATTGCTTTTATGTATGGATGCCTTATAGCTGGTGCTAATTTTTCTATAAAAAATATTAAAGTTATTGGAGCTTTTCAATATGGTATATATTTAATTTCTCAATATGTGGGATATAATACCAGTTCTATTTCTAATTGTATGGTTGATGGTTTAAGTGTGGGAACTACTGGTATTTATTTACCAACAGCAACTCAATATGTTGAAATATTGGATACAAAAGTAAGTGATTTATTGGGGACAGGTTTTTTAATAGAAGGAGGCAATAATACTATTACTGGCTGTATGGCATTAAATTGTCGTATTGGTTGTTTTATCGATAGTATAAGTGGTGGCAATTTGGATCATTCATTGGTTAATGGCTCAACCTTTAATCATAATAGAGCGTGTGGGATTTTTGTTAGAAGTCTTCAATTAAATTTGGCAATAAATAATTGTAAAATTTGGGCTAATAATGGACCTGATAAATTAACAGATGTTGTTAATCCTACAGGTAAATTATTTAATTATGGAGTTTATTTAGAAAATGTTAAAGGTTTAGTAATGATAGGTAATACATTTGCTCATAATAATCAAATTGATTTAGGAATTGATGGGATGAATACAACTATAATTAATAATAATGTTTTTAGAAGTGTAGCAACTACAGCATATACCATATATGAATTACAAACAGCAGGAACTGCTAATCATAATAATCAAATTTGTAATAATGTTTTTAATGGCACTACTGGTAATACTGCTAATTTAAGATGGTGTGGTGGTCGCTTTTATTTAGGCAATATGGCAAATGATGGATGTTATAATTATTTAATTAAAGATAATTCAGGAGAAAGTGGAGAAAATGATATGCTAATGGATGTAAATAGTGGTGATTATTATATTGGTTTCGCAAATAATTATGTTATTGATGCCGTAACAATTACTACAATGAATTCTATAGACCCTAATGGACAAATCGCAAATATTTGGATATTACCACACGCAACAGGAACAGCATTTAAATTAAATTTTAGAAGAAATAATGTATTACAATATACATGGGTAAGATATAAGACTAATAATGTATCCTCAGTAGCTCCATATATAACATCAGCTAATATTCTTTATTTTTTATCAGAAAAAGCCTTTAGAATTGGTGCGAATTCTGTTGTATATTTTACACCTATGAATAAATCAACATTAGGCGGTTGGACTGTTGGTGCTTTTTAAGTAGTCATCATATTCATTATATTCATTTTGTTCTTTAAATTTTTTAATTAATTCATTTAATGTAAATAGTATATCTTCATTAAATTCTGGATAATTTATTTTTATCTTATCATTAAAATAATTATAATCTTCTTCTGGTTGTAGAAAGACTTCTAATGATAAAAAGACATTTGGGAAGTCTTTATACTTATCAGTTAATCTAAATAGTTTATTTATTTCTATTTCATTTAATCCCCAATAGGTTTTATCAGTCATTTATCTATATAATAATTATAAAAAAATTATATAAGAATATCTTAATATATATATATGCTACAATATGCCACTTAATCCCGTTAATTATTCTAATACTATTATGTATAAAATTGTATGTAATGATTTAAATATTACTGATAGTTATATAGGACATACAACAGATTTTAAGAGTAGAAAATACCAACATAAAAATAGATGTAATAATGAAAATAATAAAAAATATAATTTAAAAGTTTATCAATATATTCGTAATAATGGCGGGTGGGATAATTGGTCTATGATAATGATAGAGGAATATGATTGTAATTCTAAATTAGAAGCTACTAAAAGAGAAAGAAAATTAATAGAAGAACTAAAAGCTACTCTTAATTATAATATACCATCACGAACTCGTAAAGAATATTATGAAGATAATATAGATAAAATCCGAGAACAAAAAAAAAAATATAATGAATACTCAAAAATTTATTATGAAAATAATAAAGAAAAATATAATGAAAGTATTAATTGTGTATGTGGTAGTTGTTATACATTTCAAAATAAAGCACGACACGAACAATCAAAGAAACATCAAAATTATTTATTATCAATAGCATCTTTATTAAGTGTATAAGCTCCTTTTTGATGTAGTACTATTAATGGAAATGATTTTACAATTGTAATCCATCTTGATTTGGTTGTCCCTATTTGCTTTATTTTTTTTATTTGGTGCTTGTCTAATCCAAACAATCCTTCTAATAAATATTTAACAGTCCTTGATCCAGCAGTGTTTGGAAATATAGTAATTGAATGCGATTCATTTAATATCATTTTTGTCTCATTGCCCTTATTGGCTATATGCGAAGTATATATAAATGATGTTCGTGTATGTCGTCCCGTTTGTAGTATCATTTCTTTAATTTCATTTAATTTCATTTTCATATATTTATTTGAAATGGTGTCTATGTCATCATATATAATTAACATATTATTAAAATCTTCTATTGTAAATTGAGTATTTAAAAACTTATCATTTAATTTAATTCTTTTCATATATTTTATACTGTCTAATGTTGTATCCTCGCTTAACGCAGAAAATAAATATATCGCATTTTTTGGAAATGTTGTATGGTATTGTTTTATATATTCTTTGGTATAATAACTCTTACCAGAACCAGATGATCCTGTTATATATAAGATGCTTCTTTCAGTTTTTTTATTAGGTAATAATTGAACTTCTTCGTCTTCATCAATTAAGTCAATTTCTTCTATATAATTCTTAACTTTTTTTTTATCATTCTCACAATAAATATCTCTATTTTTTCGCGGGTCCCTCTTATTTTTAATTTCACCGATTATAACTCCTGATTCTTCTGTATTCATTTATTTCTATATATATAAGATAATATTAATTATTATAGTTTATTTACAAATTTTTTCAAATTATTATTATTAATATTATTATTTAATTCATTTATTTTATTTACTATATCATTTCTGGTCTTAACATTATATTTATTTTTAATATCTTTTAATTTCATAAAATTATTATGATTATCTATTATATATAATAATGTTTCTAATCTTGATTTATCTTTTGCCATTAGTCCATAATCACTATTAATCATATCTATCAATTCTTTATATTTACGTGTGGTTGTTTTTGATTGTATCTTATATAATGAATTTAGACGTTTTAATGCTTTATAATAGTTGCCATCTTTTTTATATTCTTTAATATCTTTAATTAGTTCTTGTGCTATATCATTTTTAGATTTTTTTTTATATGTTTTATTATTAGGAAATGTGAAATAATAATTCATAGTTAATTCTATGAACTCTTTATTGATGTATATAATAGTATCTATTTTTATTATTGATTTATTTTTTAATGTTTCTATAAAATCTATTTTATTATTTTCTGTATCATACTGATAACCGTTCATTATAGTTTTATAGGTCCATCGATATGGCAGGTCTGTCAAATGATTATATCCACTTTTAAAATCAGTTATAATAATATTCTTTGATTTTTTTAATATTTTATATATATTTTGAAAATGTTTTAATACATCATCATAGGTGGTAAAGGATATCTCCTGTGTGTCTATATCACTTATGACATTATCATTAATATTTGGATCATCTTTACTACCTATTATAGAATATTCATTTATAGATAAAAGCTTAAGAATTTTATCCATCTCTATTATAGAGAATATAATTAAATGACTGATAATGAACCATCTAATATTTATTATGATTTAACCTATAATAATTACCAATCTTTAACTGAAGAGCCAAAGCAGCTTACATTTCAAGAAACACGCAATATTGCTTTAATTAATAATCCTAATAATTATAGTTTAAGTATTATTAGATTTCAATTGGATACTATTTCATTGCCTTCTTATATCGCAAGTATTCAACCTAATCAAGCTAATATTAATTTAATGATACACGGAATTAATCTAAGTTATTGGAATGGTTCAGTTGAAACAACTATACCTATTACATATTTAATTTGGAAGCCTGTTCATAGAGAGGTTGCATTGCCTGTTGCTCCTTCGCTTAATCCAAATGGTTTTCAAAGTGATAGTGCTTATTATTATGGATATAGTTTTTTACACGTATGTGAAATTATTAATACTGCTTTTAATACTGCTTTAACTGCTCTTAAAACGGCTATTGGTGGTGGTGGTGGTGCTATTGCAACTGCTGTTGCTCCATTTATGTATTTTGACCATAATAATAATAAATTTCATTTAGTCGGTGATAATGCTTTTTATAATGCTAATGCTGGGACACATATTCGCATTTATTTTAACCGTCCTTTATATGGATTATTGAGTTCATTTGGAGCATATAGAAATTCTATTAATGACCCTAATCAAAATGTATATCAGATAAGATTAACAGGAGAAAAAGGGACAAATTTAGTTACTAATGCTAATTGGGGAGCAGGCATTACATTCATAGATTATCCCCAAGAATATTCAACATTAGCTAATTTTAATCCTATTTCATCATTAGTATTTACAACATCTCAATTACCTATTGTCCCTAATAGTATTAGTGCACCATTAATTTTTAATAATAATCAATTGGTTAGTGATGCTAATCAAAATTCACTCACTAATCAAATTATCACTGATATGGCTAATAATGATGATTTTAGTTATAAACCAAATCTATTATATAATCCAAGCGCAGAATATAGAAGAATATCTATGACGAGTAATAGACCTATTAATAATATTGATATTCAGGTCTTTTGGAGAGATAGACGAGGTATTTTACGACCTTTTGTTGTTTGGTCTGGAGGTAGTGCTTCAATTAAAATATTATTTGAACGCAAAAAACTTTTATAGATATTTATTTTTTTCTTATAGAATAAAATTATTATATAATATATAGAATAGAATATATAATGAATGATATAGCCCCTTATCTCGTAAAAGATGGACGCATTAATGAAATTAAACCAGTTATTCCATATTCTGTTTATTCAGGAGCTGCACAAAATACATATCAAACTTTTAATGCTACAAGCACATCAACAACTCAGATATCTTTTAATGTATCTGTTCCAAGTGAAAACACTATTTTAGATAGAAATGTTCTTATTAGTGCTAATTATACATTTAAAATATCATTAACCGGGACTACAAAAGCTAATGATGTTCTTATGAAATATGGATTAACTGATGCTTTTCAGGCATTCCCGCTTAATTCTACTATTACTTCTATTAATGCTACTATTAATAATACATCAGTAAGTGTTAATACTCAGGATGTATTACCTATACTCCTTAAATTAATTCATCCACGAGAACTGGCTAAATATCAAGGTACAACTGCAACATATGTTGATAGTATTAATTTTTCAACTACTGGTGGTTATATTGTGCCTAATTCTACAACTGCAATAAGTGAAAATTTTAATCCTCTTGGATCTATCCATAATACTACTCACGATGGTATTATCCCGCGTGGTGCTCTACCTCTTAATTCAATTGCTGTTGTAAATAGTAAAGGTGGCGGTGATGCTACTAAATTATCTATTATTACTGATACTAATACTGTTAGTGCTGATATTTCTGTAATTCTTACTGAACCCCTATTTTTATCACCATTCATTTTTGCCGGTCTAAATGAAGGCACTAATCAAGGATTTGTTGGTCTTAATACTCTAAATTTAAATATTAATGTTGATAGTTCATTAAAAAGATTTTGGAGCAAACTACCTAATAGTGCTGCTGGTACTTATACTATTAGTTTAACTTCTATTACTGATGCTAAATTAATGCTTAATTTCTTAACTACTCAAATAACTGATATGGTTCAGGCTAAAAATGTAATTCCTTTTGTTGATTATCCACGATATATTACCGGTGTTACCAATTCAAGTGCTATTGCTGCAAATGGTGGTAGTTCTTCTATTAAATCACAAAATATTCAATTAAATCAAATTCCTGATTTATTTGTTATTGCTCTTCGCAAACCTCTTGCAAATCAAACAATTCTTGATGCTAATATCTTTTTACCTATTAAAAATATTTCTATTAACTTTAATAATGCATCTGGTCTTCTTTCATCAGCTACACAACATCAACTATGGGAGATGTCTCGAGATAATGGAGTTCATCAATCTTGGCTTGAATGGTCAGGACGTGCTAATTCTTATTTTACTACTCTTGATACTGCTGATATTGCAGGTGTAGATCAATTTATGAGACTTACAGCAGGTTCTGTGCTTGTTATTAATCCGGCTAAAGATCTTTCCCTACCTCCTAACCTTTCAAATGGCTGTATTGGACAGTTCAATTTCCAGATTGACGTAACAGGTATTAATTATACTAATGCTAATATTACTCCTGAATTAGTTATTATCCCTGTTAATTCTGGTGTATTTACTACTATTGCTGGTTCTTCTTCAATTACTACTGGGCTTTTAACTTCTCAAATGGTTGCAAGTATTGCTTCTGCTGGTGGTGGTAGTATCTCATCTGTTAAAAATCATCGTTTAATTGGTGGTGGTTCTTTAAGTGCTGGTGTTGCAAATTCTATGAAAGCTAATCCAGTTATTAATGGAGCTATTTCATCAACAAAAGGAGGTATGCGAAGACTTGATGCATATGTATAATAACAGAGAGCCAATATTAAATATTTATTTTTTTTCATCTATATAATAGAATAGAATGACAGAATTTATTAATCCTATAAATACAAAAGACCCCCGAATTGAAAATATAACTGATCAATTGAATTATCCTATATATTCTGGCGCTTCTTTAAATTCTTATTATCAATATGGGAGTATTAGTGCTAATAATAATCAAATTATTTTTAATTGTCCTATACCAAGTGAAAATACATTAATAGATAGAAATGTATTAATTAATGCTACTTATAAAATAAAATTAACTATTACTAATATTGCTGTTGGTGCTACTGCTTTTAATTATGGATTGGGTGAATGTTTTCAAGCATTTCCTATTCATTCTTCTATTAAAAATATGACTTGTTCAATTAATAATACTTCTTTCAGTATAAATACACAAGATGTTATTCAACCATTATTAAAATTAATTGAACCCCGTGAATTTCAACGATATAATGGTATGACCCCTACTATGCCTGATTTATATTTTAATAATTTTTCTGATGCTGTCGGTAGTAAAGCCGATATGACGGGTGATTATAAAGAAAGTTCATATGATAATCAATTAATACCAAGAGGCGCTCATCCTTTAAAGTCTATTAATGTTATTCATAATATTAATGGTGGTGGTACTAATGCATCATTAGTATCTACACATCTTAATGATAGTTGGGTTATAACGTTAGAAAGTGAATTTACTGAACCATTATTAATATCACCATTTTTATTTCATTCTAAACATAATTATAATAATCAAGCTATGTATGGTATTACAACTATAAATTTAAATATTAATATTGATACATCATTAAAAAGATTTTTTACTACTAATAATAATAATGTATCTATTGCTTTTGATAATGATAATCCTATTACTAATGCTAAACTTTTATTTAATTTTTTAAATATTCAAGAATTTGATGAAATACCATCAAAAAATTTAATTCCTTATGTTGATTATCCTGTTTTTATTAGTGCTGATAGTGATACTATTTTAGCTGGACAAACTAAGACATTAATATCACAAAATTTTCAATTGAACCAAGTCCCTGATTTATTTATTTTATGTGTTAGACGTCCTATGGCTAATATGTCTATTCGTAATACTAACTCATTTTTACCTATTAGAAATATTAGCATTAATTTTAATAATAAATCAGGCATTCTTTCAAGTGCTACAACACAAGATTTATATAGATTATCAAAATTTAATGGTTCTGTTCAGTCTTGGTATGAATTCTGGGGCTATGCCAATAAACAAAATAATAATCCTGCTATTACTACGCTTGATCAATATACTTATACTACTTCTGGATCATTAATAGTTATTAATCCTACTAAAGATTTGGGATTGCCCTATTGGTTATCTAACGGTTCTATTGGTAATTATAATATTCAATTTAAAATTGAAGTTATTAATAATACTAATGATAATTTTATCCCTGAAATAGTTATTATTACTCCTAATTCTGGTATGATTATTAATAATAATGGAGAAACTGATATTTATACTGGTATTTTAAGCAAAGAATTAGTTGTTGAAACTCATTTAAAGAAAAATAAAATACCGATTAATAGTAATCCTTTAATCGGTTCAGGATTAGATATGGATGAACCTAAAACAACTAAAAAATTATCTACTTTAGATGAATTATTAAATTAATATCTTAATTATAAATAGAAATAAAATGAGATATGATAATGAGTATTTTAATAAAATAAATAATAATACTATGAAGTATTATATGGCTAATTCTATCACTGATTATGGATTAACTAATACACGAACTTATAATATGACTGGTGGTAGTATTAGACGACAATATGAATATTTGCCATCTGGATTTATTCAATCTAAAGAAGCTGAAGGGCGTCGATTAATTTTAAATCACGGTAATGTTAATACACCATCAAATTATAATTATGGAGGTGTTGATATGCCTATTACTTCTTTTAAAGTACGCGGCAAACGAATGAAAGGTGGTGATATATTTAATGATATTTCTAATTTTTTTAAGCCTGTAGCAAGTGCAGCTTTAGATTTAGCAGCTCCAGCTGCTGGGATGTTTTTAGGAGGACCTGCAGGAGCAGTTATGGCTACTGGAGCTCGTCAAGGACTTAAAGCAGTCACTGGATTTGGCAAAGCTAAAAGAGGAGGCAAAAAAATAGCTGGCGTTGGTGTCTATGCTGGTAGTTTAAATGCATCTGATACTTCTGTTGGCGGTGCTATGAGCGCTGGATGTAATGGTGATATGGCATGTGTTCCGTGTAGTGCTAAAACTAAAGCTAAAAAAGGAGCAGCCCATCCGATAGGAGCAAGATTAGCAGGTGCTAAAACAACAGCAGGAGCTAAAACAGCAGGTGCAAAAACAACAAATAATCGTATGGATATGGTAAAGAAAATTATGAAAGAAAAGAAAATGAATTTAGGACAAGCAAGCAAATATATCGCTGAAAATAATCTATATAAGAAAAAAACGGATAAATAAAGATAATTGATATATGCCAAATTATATTAATAGTAAAATATATACTATAAGATTTAATAATTCAAATGATATTTATATTGGTTCAACTTGTAATACATTATCAAGACGATTTTACGGTCATAAGTTTCCACCTTATACAAGTTTATCATATTTAATTCAATATAAATATAATAATGATTGGTCTATATGTTATATTGAATTATATGAAAATTATTCTTGTAATAATAAAGATGAATTATCTAAGAGAGAAGGAGAAATTATAAGATTATTTATAAATGATAATAATTATAATTGTATTAATAAAAATATTGCTGGTAGAACTGATAAAGAATATAGAGAAGATAATAAAGATAAAATTAGAGAATATAAAAAAGAATATTATGAAGATAATATTGAATACTATAAAAAATATCGTGAAGATAATAAAGATAAAATTAAAGAAGATAATAAAAAATATAGAGAAGATAATAAAGATAAAATTAAAGAAGAACATCTAAAATATCGTGAAGATAATATTGAATACTATAAAAAATATCGTGAAGATAATAAAGATAAAATAAAAGAACAACTTCTAAAATGGCGTGAGAATAATAGAGATAAACTTAAAGACAAAAGAAAAGAAAAAATTAATTGCGAATGTGGTAGCATCTGTGGTATTAATGATAAAGCAAGACATTTTAGAACATTAAAACATATGGAGTATATCGCTTCTTTAAACCCTTAATTCTTTTTTTTAATTCTTTTATAATAAATAGAAGATGCCAATAGTACTGCACCAAGGATATTATGATAATTTTAGTCCTGATATGAATAATATTAAGTATAGTAAACAATATGTTTCTAATATTATGAAATCTAATTCACAATTAACGAATACTAATGAATATTTAAATTTATTAAGAAGTAATACATTTAATCAACCTATAGATGCTAAAACTTTACAAGATTTAGTAAATAATATTAAATCTATTTATAAAAATAATATTGATTTAATGATTAAATTAAAAAATAATTTTTCAACTACTATTGGAGGTATGCCCCCCGTTCCTCCTTTAGGTATTATACCACCACCAGCACCAGGACCACCAGGACCGCCATCCCCTGCATTATCATCATCATCTCACGGTATGACACCATATTCAACGCCTCGTCCTCCTGTTCCTGCTCCTGCTGGTCCTTCTGTTATGTCCAGTTTAGGATCATTGATGGGATTGATGTCTGGATCTGGGAAAAAGGGGGGTCGAGTTAAAATAATTGAGCAATATGGGGTAGGGACTAAAATAATGACTATTATTGATACTATAGATAATAATGTTAATAATATTAAATTAGATATGGTTAAATTATTAGCCTATAAACAATATATATCACCAGCTAATATTAATGATATAGTTAAATTACACGAACAATTTTTTAATTATTTTAATGAAAATATTGTTCCTTATCTTCCTACACACGTCATTCCTCCTATTACTTCGTTAATAGGTGTTGATTATGGAGAGATTATAGATAAATTAAATGAGTTATATATTAATTATTATAATTCATTTAATAGATTTATAATTCCTAAATTGACTGGTTCTGGATAATTATATTAAGTATTTATAGTATAAATGGATATTTATTTTGATGATGATTTGGATTTTTATGGTGGTAAAATAGATGTTAAAAATTTAGGTAAATTATTGAATCAATCTTATAAAAAAAAAGATAAGACAGATGCATCCATTGATGATACTTATATTCTTGATAAAGATTTAAGCACTGATAAAACTAAAATTTATTTAAATAAAAATACTAATGAAATTTCTATGGTTAATAGAGGGACCAGTGATGCATCAGATGTTATCACTGATGTTAAAATGTTTTTTGGATATAAAGATAAAAGATTTGATGAACCACGTCAAATATTAGAACAGGTTAAAATGAAATATCCGACAAGTACTATTGATTTAATAGGTCATTCTCTTGGAGCTAAAGTAGCAGAAGAAATAGGCAAAGATCCATCTGTTAAAAATATTATAACTCTTAATAAGCCCACAACTCCTAAAGATTTATTATTTAAAAGTAAATTAAATGATAAGCAATATGATATTAAAACTACAGGAGATATAGTATCAGTATTAGCACCATTTCAAAAAGATAAAAATGATATTATTATACCAAGTACCACTTCTAATCCTTTAACAGAACATAAAATTGATACACTTGAAAGATTACCACAGGACTTAATAATCGGGACTGGTAAGACACGATTGAAAAAAAAAGATATGAAAAAAATAAAAAAAATGATTATTTATTATTTGAAACTAAATTAAGCTGGCACCGCTTCTCGTCGTTTTTTTTGATAATTAATGCATTTCTCTCTATATTCTACATCATTTTTATATTTATTTTTAACTGCTTCATTTATTCTCTGTTTTTCTTTTAAATAAGCATCATTATCTGTTGCCCATTTTTCTTTATATTTTGCATATTGTTTAGCAGTTGGCATAGTTATATTATATAATCGTTAAAACCTTATATCAATTTT